CCTCGTGGTTTTTGAGTAAGATACTTGATAGCACCCTTTCTCAATACTGCATCAGACTTATTTTTGTTAGCAGGATACTTCTTCATGATCATCATGGTGTGGACAACCTTCTTTTCGAACTCTTTTGGAGAATCTTTCTTTTCGTCTAATGATTCCTTAATACCCATCTTAGCCGCCTTGGAAACAGTCATCAAAGTTTGATTGTCACTAGAGGTGAATGCACTATTACTGGGTTTTCTTTTAAACTTCTTAATGATCTTACGATTCTGAACAAGAACCCATGCTTCCGAAGATTCGTCAATTTCATCAGACTCACCCATTCGTTTACCCTGAGTTGCACTGGTATTGGTCGGAAACTTAGTGTCCTTGACTGCAACCATGTAACCACTCATATTTGCTTGCGGGTCACCCATGTTCTTTGCACCTTTCTTTAGTGCCTCTGAACTGTTACGTGCCTTGACTATTACACTTCGACCTTTCTTTAATTTGTTTATGCTCTTGGTGACTGTGACTTTCCAAAAATCCATGCCTTCCATGAATGCTTCGACTTCTTCGTTCACATCTCTTACAGTGAAATCTTCATTGTAAGGGAATCCTTTTAAAGGGTTGTCAAAAACCTGAGAGAAATTCTTTGATCTTTCTTTCTTCTTCTCTACATTTTTTGCAGCTGCAAGTTTTAGATACTCATCAACCGTCTGGCCTGGGGTATCACCTTTGTATGCAGCTGTAATTTCTGTAGTACCCACTTCGTGGACACCGTTGTTTTTCTTATTTCCTGACATTTGGTAATGCTCCCTTTTCCTTTAATTTTTTCATTCTTAGTCTAGGCTCTTTCCTGTTATAGTTTTGAGACACTAGGGATAAGTTGTTCTTATCATTGTTTAGTGGGTTGTTATCCTTGTGATGAACATCTTTACCATCACCCGCTTTTGCCTTACCCTCTTTTTCCATTTGTCTACGAGCTCTTTTTCTCGCAGCGTTTCTTTCCATCTGTTCGGGTCTACCACCGTAGTTTTCCCTTTCTTTCTTGTAATCTCTGTCTTCTTCGACTTCAGTCTCTTCTTTTCTACCCTTTTCGTATTTCTTGATAGAATCTCTTGATATCTTAATCATTCTCTTATCGTGTTTCTTAAGAGTTGCTTTCTGTCGTTTGTCTTTTTCATCTGTGTACCGTGACTCTTCGACTTCGTCAACGGTTTCTAATGATTCTAAGACATCTCTGTCCATCCAGTCTTCAAACTCATCGGGGTCATCGGTTTTAATCTCGCCGTTATCCAGTGCATAGTCCATAAAGGCTTGTGATGCTTTCTCATTCTTGAAGTATCCATCGTTCTCGTACTTCTTAATGTCTCTTTTAAACTTTCTCTTTAAAGCATCAAGTTCACGGTCTTCGGTTACAGTCTCTTCACCAAACTTAAGGAACATCTTACCTTTATCTTGTTTTTCGTCTGTAACTTTATGTCCAACCATTGCACCTAGAGTGTTGATCATACCCAATCCTCTTTCAGGATTCTTAGTGTATTCTTGATCTAGTTTCGTTTCAATTTTTCTTGTGATGACTTTTAAGATGTCACGAACACTTGCTACGAGTTTACCTTCGTCCAAGTCAAACGACTCATTCTTTTTACCATACTTTTTGACTAGTGCAGCGTGTTCTTTTGCACGATCTTTTGCACGTTTGTCTAAGTCTACACCACTCTTCTTCAATCGGGTGGTCAGTCTTTTAGATGCGGATACCTCATCCAACTCTTGTTTCCAAGTGTCGATAAAGTTTAATAACCCTTCGCTTTGTTTTTCATTTGATTTTCTGTCGGCATCACGTTTAGATTTAATTGCATCATCGTCTTTTTCTTTACTATCGGAATCTGATTGTCGTGCAACTTCTCGTTCATGTCGAGTCGTAAGAGATTCAAGGTCTCGTTCTTGTGAGTCCTTAAGTTTCTCTGTCTCTGCAGCGTGTTTTGCTTTGAGTTCTGCAGAGGCAACTGCATCTTCCATCATGAAATCTTCAACTATAGAATTGAAATCCATTGATGCATCTTTTGTTACTTTAAGTAGTTGGTCTAATAAATCCATAATACTATTTAGTCTTTTTTAAAAGTAGTTCTCGTGTTTTCCATGCAATAGCTCTGGCATTAGTGGGAAATTTCTTTGCCCAAGCAGAGATACTACCAAAGTGACTGTCTGCAGTCTTCTTTAGTGATGCAGCGGTATCGTTATTTTCAATCTCTATAAACCCTGTTCTGAACATGGTCTTGAATAGTTTTGCATTAGTCTCTACTGCATCGTGTTCCATCTTAACTACTTCAGGGGGAACTGTTCGAGCTCTTAAATCATTGAGTTTTAGTGCAAGTTCTAGACTTGTTTTAACGAATACCATCTTGGATTCATATCCCAATGCATCTAATTGTGCCTTATAGTCTTTAATCTTACTGGCTTTTGCACTAGTAGTGTCAAATACTAGACCCAATCTATTGGGAATGTACAAGTCCATTTGTTTTCCTGCTATTTTCTTTGCCTTTGCTCTCATCCCATCTCTTTCGGGATTGACTTCACCACTACCATCTGAAGTCATCTTCATAGACATCTTTGCAGTGGTCATCATTCTTTCGAAATGTTGATCACTATTAATCATTTTGAGACCCATAGTGTGTAGTGATAGTGCTTTAACAACTGTTGTTTTACCTGAGCCTGGGCCACCCATTAGGAATAATGCTTTGAAGATTCCTTGGTCATAGACCCCCTCTTGTAATTCGTCTTCCTGTATATCGGTCTGCATATAAAACGGCAGTGTTCCTTCAGTAAGTCCCATACCTCGTCTTACTGCATTGTACAGTTGTTTCTGTTGTGCTTTGTTAGTAGATGGAACACCGTCTTTGAAGTTATCAAAGTCTCCGTCCTCTGCATACTGTCTCATTTTGGATGCACTCATACCACTAGTGTCATCTGCATCGGGGTCTCTCTCCCCTGCAGATACAATTTCGATCTGATCAAACTTGTAGTAACCGTGTCGTGCTTTGACTCCGTTGTACTTCTTCAACAACATATCGAACTCTCTAACTCTGTCCGAACCTACTACCATCTTAATTTTTTTGTAACCCTGTCGTTCTAATTCCACTGCAATGTCAAATACTGTTCTTGCAGCGGTATCAACAATGATCTTACCAAAGAACTGTCTAAGGAACTTGATCTTGTCTACATGTGATAGGGGGTTCTTAACCTTGTCATTTGAGTGTGAAGTGAACACTAGAGGTGTATAACCACCCGAGACTGACTGTAGTTTGTTTACCAACTTTGCATGGCCAGTGGTGGGTGGGTTGAATCTTCCAAAGGAGAACACTGCACCCTTACCAGTTGCTTCAGTTAAAAATTTGTTAAACGTTTTCATTCGGCATAATCCTAAATTTTAATAATGGTCTTCCATTGATGGTAATGTCACCCTTCTCGTTTCTACCGATCTCTTTGACGACAATTTTCTTATTCTTGAATTTTCCACCAAGGACGACATCTCCTATATTTATGGGTATCATAATCGACTCATTAAAGTGTTTAAAGGATTTCATTTGTCCCAAGCCTTGATTGCAGTAAAGTTATTGTGTGCAAATTCCATACGGTCTACAAGCTTCACTGCAGAACCACCTGAATCTATTGCAACATATCCTTCGGGGTTGACTGCTTCGAATCCTGTTGCAGTTTGTTTGAATGTACCAATACTCTTGACTCTATTCAATGCAATGATGATGATCTGTTTTGACTCAACTAATCCTCCCATGAATTTGGTAAGATTAATTAAGAACTTTTTCATCCCTCTCATGTCGTTATAGATTGACTCACCGATCTCTCGTTTGATCTCTTTGTGTTTCTCTGTCTTAACACCACCCACTACCTTGTCCTTCCAGTATGATTGAAAGTGTGCAAGGTATCCATCTGCAGTAGGTTTGTAACTTCCACCTCTTATAAGGGTGTTACAGTATGTTTTGTATGTTGCACCAGCACCTTTCTTCGTAATCATCTCTTGAATTTTTTGGAACTTATCTAAGTCTCTCTTCGAAATACCATGAAATGATTTACCGACTTCCTTTAATGCGAGTGTAAGTTTAAGTGTTTCTGTTGCAGTCATTGTGGAGTTACCACTAACATCTTTGTATGATGCATCGTCTACCCAAACGTCATTAGAGACCCCTAGGTTTGCTAGGTTCACACCAAAGGATGCAGAGAGGTCTTCTATCGTGCCACCAGTGTACGTAGTGTGAAAGACAATACCCAATTTTGCTCTGTCGATGTCCTCTCCGATTTTAGAATCAGAGGATACTGCATAGAGGATAGTGTTCGGTTGGAATGTGATGTATTCAACACCGTCAATTTTTTTAGTTGTCTTATCATCGGTGAACATTAGATCACCCTGCATGATATTACTGAAAGATAGTTTACTGAGGTATTTGAATGAATCGAGAAACTTTGCTTCTAGTTGACCACTTAACTTTGGGTCTGCTTTGATCTCTGCTTCGGATGTGTAGAACTTAGGTTCTTTATTAAATAGAGATTTCTTTGCAACAAAGAATTGATTTGTTTCGGGATGTTTCCCACAAAAGATTGCAGGAGCTCCATCCCATTTAACGGTCATATTGACGGAAGAGGCTTTGCTCCCTTTCATCATATCTCTAAGACCTCTTAGGAAGTTGATTGCTCCTCTTCCACCATCAATACCTTGATTGATGATTTCATCTTCGAGATGTTCTAAATGTAGATTTTTTGCACCCATAATAGACTATTATACACGTTAAATGTGTTCCTGTCTACTATTTATAACAAATAGAAAGGTGATATTAAGCTGCGTTTGCTACCGCTAGGTCTAATCTTGTGTTTGCTTCGGTTAGTGCAGTGTTCATTAATACCAAAGCAGCTGCATGACGGCCATCACCATCTAGTGTTATACCATTAGCTCCTTCTAGTTCGGTTTTGTAAGTCCAATATAGATCACCTGAAGTTACTGAAGGATTGTTTGTTGCCCACTCTGCCCAGTGACCCATGAAACCATCTCCAGTCCAATCAGACTTAGCAGGCCAGGTGTCATCAGACATGTCAAAAGTTGCAGTATCACTGAAATCGTAAATATTGTATGTACCAGTTGTTCCCGATACCCAAGCAATATCAGTTGCTATTGCATCTCTTTGTTCTGTAAGAACGGTGATTTCGTCTGCTGTGTATGTTCCTGTTCCTGCCATGATTGAATCCTATATTTGAGGTTGTATACCTTTATTTAGGTTTTTGATAGTGGTCGAGAGTGTAATTTATGTTCTATTTTACTAATTTTCTGACTTAATTTCTCAATCTGCACGTCATCATGGGACTTCTTGGCATCCCTTAACTGCTGTTTGAGGTCAATTTTCTTTGATATAGATTCAATAACCTCATTAGATTGTAAATTCTTTTTCATAATATACTAGTATTTAGGTCAAATATTAAAGTCTTTAAATTTATCTGATCTACCACGGTCTGCAACTGGGACACTATCGTCATATGTTTGGTTTGCATCGACAATTTCTGTCTGTGCTTCTTGTTCACAATCGTACAACTTCATACGACTTCTATCAACTCCAATGACAAACCTTTTGAATACGGTTGGGTCATTGTATCTATTCTTTAACTGTTTAACTACCATCTGATCTAACTCTTCTAATTCTTCTGAGGAGATTAGTGCAAACATAAAGTCTGCTGTTGCTGGTAATCCGAATGACTCTGAGGTATCTGTAAGTTCCACATCCGTAGAACCGTAACCACTACGAGTCGTTTGTGTTGCACTCATGATTGGTACATTAAACTCTACTGCAAGTCCTCTAAGTTCTTCTGCAATACTCTTAACTAGTGTATAACTGTTTGCACCAGCACCAGGCTTTACCCTTGAAGACGCACATATGTTTAGATAGTCAATGTAAATCATATCGGGTTTGAAATCTTTCTTGACATCTAACTCTTGGAGTAAATGTCTGAAGTGTCCTACGTGTGCTGATGCAGTTGGGTATTCTTTGATAATCAACTTACCTTTGGTCTTAGATGCAATCTTATCAATCTTCTTATTGAACATCTTCTTAGATAGATCGGGTAGGTCTTTCATAGGGACATTGAGGGTATTCGCATCGATTCTCTCTGCAATCCTTTCTTCTGACATCTCCATAGTAATGTATAATACATTCTTATTCATCATCAAGTGAGCTGATGCCATGTGACACATGAATAGGGATTTACCAACACCTGTTCCTGCAAGACAAATATTCAATGTCTTGTTAGGTAATCCACCTTTGGTAATCTTGTTAAAATATTCTAAATCGAACGGTAACTTCTCTTCTTCCGTATGGTAGAATTCAAATCGGGTGTCGGCATCTTCTATTTGATCGTGACCAATATTAGTGTCAAAGGACACGGAAAGTGCATCCTTAAGGAGTTCGGGTATCTCACCAGTTGAACGTTGTGACTTCTTGTCAATGACTTCAATACTGTCCATTACTGCAATGTAGATTGCTCTATCTTTGCACCACTGTTCAGTCTCATCGAGTAACCACTCTTGTGGAGTGTCGTCACCACCTTTAATACCACTTACAATAGACTTGGCGTTATTAACAACTGTCTCGTTAAGAGATGTGTTGTTATCCAAGTTTATGAGAAGTGCTTCTACTGTAGGTGTCTTAGTGTATTTTTGGAAGTAATCGAATACTCCATTGAATACGGTCTTTTCGTCCTGTTCTGTGAAATACTCGTCCTTAATGAATGGAAGCACCTTCCGTGCAAACTCTTCACTCTGAATCAGATTCTTCAGAATTGTTTGTTCTATTCTCTTTTGTTCCATATTTAAAGTATTCCTGTGCTACCAATTCTAATTTTTCCATCACATCGGGTGTGAAGAATTTTTCGGGGTTGTTGTTGATCGTCTTACCGAACTCTGTCTTACCATTTGGAAGTTTAATTCTTGTACTTGATTTCTCAAATATTCCAAAGGCAACTGCCATGTCTAGTAGACCATAATATCTGTCCAACCCTGTCTCGTATGATAACCTTACATCAACCACTCTGTTCTCAACAGTCAATCTTGACTTTGCGTTCTTACAGTGAATAATATTACCAACGATTTCAGTTCCTTCTTTCTCCTTCCTTTTGGAAAGATAGATGATTGATGAGGCTGCATATTTTAATCCACTACCACCACCCATCTCTTTTTGAGGGAACATAGAACCAATCACATCATATGTGTGATTTGTAACAATCATAGGAACACCGACTCGTCCAAGTTTAAGAGTAAGAACTCTGAATGCACCTTTGGTGATCTGAGCCCTAGTCATATCCTTAGTCTCTTTACCTTCTGCAGTGTCTTCGATTTCTTTGGTTGTTGATAACATACCAAGTGAATCTAAACAGAACATCATAGGTGGACGTTTGTCTTTGGGGGTTTCTGCATACTTATCCAGTATACTGATTGCTTGATTTCTGAACTCTTGCACTGTGACGACTGGGACGATAACAACTCTTTTAGAATCAATGCCTCTGTCCTCAATCATATCTCTTGATATTGCTGATTCAGATTCGAAATAGATTACCGCTGCATCCTTATTGTCTTCTAGAAACTGTTTTACCATCCCTAGTGCAAAGAAGGTCTTACCTGTTGCAGACTCACCTGCAATTGCTGTAATCTTGTTTGAAGGAAGTCCACCGTATAGTGAACCACTTAATAGTGCGTTGAAAATGTGTGAACCAGTATCAATGAAACTGTCAACATCTCCAGCAGCAATTCCATCGTTAACAATACTTGCGTATTCGTTACCGCTTGCCTTTACTAAATCTTTTAAAAAACTCATAATTATAAACACCTCTCAAATGTATACCTTAGTATAACAGAGATGTGGTTATTTTACAAGGGGGTTTTTGGGGTATTTTTCGTCATGGCATTTGGCGAGACGTTGTTTTACTTCTTTGGCCATCTTATCATCGAATTTGACGTGTTCTTTCATCATCGTTTTAATTTCTTTGATCTGAATTTCCATGGTAAGAATTGCAGTAAAGATCAGTGCTATCACGATAATATAGAATATATCAATCAATAATAGTGTCATCAGGACACCTTATCAATCTGTTCTTGGGTAACGGTTCCGTTCTCCAAAAGCAGATGTCTATGCTCCAAATGTCGTTCTAAGGTGGTGTCTTTGTTTTCACCAGTATATTCTACGGCATGATGATCATTAATCATCTGTTGGTTAACACTAATTCTTGGTTCTAATGATTGAGGTTCGTCTGCAACGGTCTCGTTCACAAACAACTCACCTAGGATTCTTCCGAATTTACCTTTATCGTGTGAGATCAGTGTCACTGCACCTCTCGATAATATGTCTGTTAGATGGTATTTTGAAGCTTTACCGAATACCTTTTCTACTAAGTCACGTGTTCTAGATTCGGGGGTATCAATACCCATTAGCCTAACTCGTTGTTTTTTCAGAACAACCGAGAAGCCCAAATCGATGTCCACATCAATCGTATCTCCGTCAACCACTTTTGTGACTGTCACGTTAAATTCATATAAATTTTCCATACTCATATTTATCATATTTTTTACCCGAAGAAACTGTCCAATGATGCAAATTGGTTTGTTCCAGTAACATACTCTATAAATTCATTTTCCGAACCACCCATCAAGAACAATGTATTCCAATTAGTAGTCCCATCTT